CATGATGCCAACGCTTGCCGGGCCAGGGTGAGGGCCTCGGGCCTGTTTCCGAGGTTCCAGGCGGCCACCGCCGCCAGGTCGTACGCCTTGCCTTTGGCCAGCGGATCCGTTGCGTGGGTGCTCGGCCACTCGGATGCGATGGCTTGCTGGGCAAACCCGTAGCACTGTTCCCACTCCTGCCGGCGGTAGTGGCACAGGGCGAGCTGCTGCCAGGCGTCGGGTTCGCCGATGGCCGCCTTAGCGGCAGCGTGCAGGTGCTGCTCCTCGCCCGTCAGCCGGTGCATGGCCCGGTAGGCATAGGCCCGTTCGGTCGCCTGCCCGTGGGGCATGGCGAGGTAGGCCGCAAACGTGGCCGCAGCCTCCGGGCAGCCGGCCCACTCCTCCTCCCGGGCCAGATACCAGAGCGGGCGCGGGTCGTGTGGAGCCTCACGCACCGCCACCCGCAGGAGCTCGAGGTCCGTCTTGTGTTTCTTGCCCGTGTCACGGTGGTGGTGGATCTCCAGTCCCTCGGCGAACACCGCCACCTTTTCGCCGGCCCAGCACGTCAGGCCCTCGTGGGTCGCCTGGGACCAGCGGAACCCGTGTCGAGCGTGAACTCGGTCGGAGTGAAACCACAGGCCAGGCACGCCAGGAGCCTGCCACGACCAGACGTAGCGGTAGTGGAGGTTGTTGGTACCGCCCGTCCACGCCCGCTCAATCGCTTGCCGCCAGCCAGGCTGAATCCGCTCGTCGAGGTCGAGGCGGACGCACACGTCCACGTCGGCCGGCAGGTGGTAGAGCGACAGGTTGTGAGCGTCGTCCCACCGCCACGGCACGACGTTGCCACGGGCCACGGTCACGCCGGCCGCCTCCAGGGCCTCCACCGTGCCGTCGGTGCTGCCGGTGTCGGTGACCACCCGCACGTCGGCCTCCTGGCACGAGGCCGCCCAGTCGGCGACGTGCTTCGCCTCGTTGCGAGCCAAGGCGTAGACGCCGATCTTCACGGCAGCCTCTCAAACACGATGAGCGTTTCGCCGGCCGCGCCACCGCAGAACCGGCACGCCGGGTGGCACCGCGCCTTGCCGATGCCCACGCCGCATGCGACCGGCCGCCAGGCGAAACCGGGCGGCATCTGAATCCGGGCCGCGAGCAGCTCGGGCCGGCAGTCGATCTCAATGTCTTCGATGACAAACGCCCCGCTGGGGGCCACGAACGGAAGCAGCGTTTCCGCCGTCACGATCTGGTGCCAGTCCTCGTGTGACCCGTCGTCGATGATGAGGTCGAACGGGCCGCCGCCTGCGTCCTCCACGGCGGCCAGGAGCGACGCACCGCTGCCCTGATCGGCGTAGTGACACTGGATCCGCCCGGCCGTGAACAGCACCTCGCGGCGGATGTCGAGCCCGACGATCGTGGCGAACGGGAAGTATTCCTCCCACATTCGGAGCGAGCATCCGGCGTTAACGCCGACCTCGAGCACCCTTCGCACGGCGTTGCGCCGGTTGCCGAACATCTCGTCGTAGGCCGGCGTGTAGTTGTGGCAGGTGTCGCCAGCAACGCCGCCGTAGGTCGTCGAGCGGCCACCCTTGTCAGTCTGGTGCTTGTCGGCCAGGTCACAGAGCAGCGTCATCACCATCTCCCGTAGTGCGTGAATTGCGTTTCGTCGTGGCCCGCCGGATACCAGCGCACCGGCAGCACGTCGAGCAGCTCGACGTAGGCCATCGTGTTCATGTCCCACGACAGGCGGCCCGTGAGCCTGGTCCGCAGGCTGGCCACCGTCTCGACCGCATCGAACACCGACCCAATCAGGTGCCGTGGGCACACCCAGCACGAGCCCACGAAACGCCAGTGAGCGTCAGCGTCGTTAATTACGCCTTTGGGCCAGCAGCCCGGCAGCGTGACCGAGTCGCACGGGTGCTGCTCCAGGGCGTCCATGAACGACCGCAGCACGTCGGGTGTGACGTTTCGCTGCTTGAGAACCGTGTATTCGACCCAGGCAAACACATCGACGTCCGGGTAGAGTTCGGCCGCCCGTCGCATCCACTCGTACCGCTGCAACAGCACGACGTTGCTTTTGGTCATGTCGGCCGGCTCGTGGAACCGGTCGGCCGGCGGGCTGGCACACGACGGCATGAGCGCGGGGTTTTCCCTGAGCAGCCGGTGAGCCCAGCAGTCCTCGAGGCGGGCTGCCTGGAACGTGTGCAGGCGGACGCCGAGGGCGTCCCGCAGCCGGCCGCCCAGGTCGGCACACTGGCCCTGGGTCAGATGCCGGGCCGGGAACGGGTTGTGTACGAAGCCGGTGACGGCCATGGCTTTCATGGCGTGTACCCGCTGAAGATCGTCTCGTCGTGGTTGGCCTGGTAGAAGGCAAACCGGTTGCGGTTGTCCCGGGCAATGGCCGCCCAGGTGTTGACCTCCCACGTCGCCCGGCCCGTGCTCTCAAGTTGCAGCGTGGCGTACTGGACGCACTTGTCGTGGAACCAGCCCGACAGCACCGTGGGCATGACCATGACGCCGCCGAGCAGATACCACGCCGGCTTCGACCAGTCGATGAGCGGGCGACCGGTGAGCGGCCACGCCTGCGGGGCGGTGATCTTGTCCCGTGGTGCCGTGTCGTTGATCACGTCGAGGTAATCCATGACCAGGTCGTCCGTCACCTGCGGCAGATGGAAGATGCCGAAGTCGATCCAGACCAGCAGGTCCGAATCGACAATTGCGGCGGCATCGGCCAGCCACTGCGACTTCTGGTGCTGCACCACGCAATAGGCGACCGTGTCTTTGACCGGGTCGCCGTGCGGCGGCTGGGCCCCGACGGCCGGGCCGTGCAGCCAGCAGCGTTTAAGCGAAGTCGGCCGCACCTTGGTCGTGATGCACGACACGAGGTCTTTTTCGGGCCCGTCGTAATAGGCGACGCCGGGCTGCCCGAGGCCCAGGAGCCGGCGGCCGAGTTTGGCGTAGCGGTCGTGCGGCCGGTGGACACTGTCGAGCCTCACGTAGCCGGTGACGAGAGTAGCTGCCATACGTCGTCGGCCCTCAGTTCCGCCAGCCATGCCTCGGCGTCACGCACGCCATACGACGCGATCACACGGTCGCCGTCGGCTACCAGCCCGGCTGCAAACTCGATCGCTCGGTGGACCTGGAACGTGAACGGCGGCGACACCCGCGCGAGCCGCAGCCAATTGTCAAACCACACGAACCGGTGTTCGTAGGCTCTGTGGCCTGCATCGACGATCGCCACCTCGTGAATCAAGCACAGCCAGCCATCACGGAACGGCACAAGCTGCGAGCCGCCGCGGAAGCCACGCGCGAGGACGGGCGACGGCGACCGGCGGCAGAGTTGCCATGCGCCCGGCAGCGTCGGGTCGTCGTCCACCGTGACGACGTGGCCGTTGATGTGGCTGCCGTAGAGCCAGCCGCCACGGCCCTCGATCGGCATCCAGTTCTTCTCGTCGCCCGGCGTGGCCAGGCTGTCGAGCACCCTGAGGTTTGCCAGCGTCGCCGTGTCCACGTCCAGGTCGGCCGCTGCAATCCGGCAACGCCCGTCCGTAAACGGTGCCACGTCTCGCACGGTGGCCGACACGCCTATACCCGTTTGGGTATGCCGCAGCCGGCAGTCCTCGAGGCCAGTGACGACGTAGCCGCTCCTGGGATAGTCCGGGTCCGTGATCGTGCGGCAATCCACAACGCCGAGCTCGCCGGTGAATCGCACGAGCTGGTTCCGGGTGCGGATCTGCCCGCCGTCGGCCGCCGGCATCTGGTACTGGCCATTGACGATCTGGTAGTTGCTCGACCGCACGATCGCCAGCAGCTGCCCGGCGTGGCGGATCAGCGTCGGATTAAACGTGGACCAGCCGGGCTCGGCCGGCGGCACGTCGATCCGCACCGGCAGGACGGGCACGAGGGTGTCCAGTGTCGGCGTGTACCAGGTGCGATTGGACCGCACGAGGTGCTCGGTGGCCTCGGGCAGCGGCGACGACAGCAGTCGCTCGCAGGCCCTGCGGCCCGTGTCGAGCTCGCCGGCGTAGTAGGCGTGGATGGATAGCGCGAAGTCGTGCTCCATGGCATGACGCTAACCAGTGCGTCAACCGCCATCACTGGCTCAACGCATCCGCGATTTGCTGCCCGGTACTCGCCACAGTGGCGACGTTCGCCAGCCTGCCCGACGAGAACGCCGACAGCGCCGCCGCACAGCCGGCCTCGATGTCTGCGGAACCCACGGCCGCCGTGCCGACAGTTGCGTCTACGGCCACGCCGACCAGCACGCTCGCGGCCCCTGGCACGGCACAGGTGCCGGTGGAATTGCCGCCGTTGTAGACCACGCCGCTGCGGACATTGTTCGCGGCGGGCATCACGTTGCTGGCGTTCGCATCGACAAGCGTTTTCTTCGCCGCTGACGGAACGTAGATCAGGGCGACGTTGCTGGTGTTCGCTGTAAACCGGATCGCGCCGCTGGTTGGCGAAGCGCCGAGGTCACCCCACTCGACCTCTTGGACGCTGACGACGCCGTTGCCGGCCTGCGCCACGCCCACTCCGCTCGTTGACGATGCGCCGCCCTTGGCCCTGGTAACGGTGTTTGCGCCGGTGCCGGATGTGGTAACACTAAAGCCTGGATTTGCGCCTCCGACAGCGGTGCCCGCCAGCGTCACGGCAGCAGACCCGTTGACTACGATACATGGTGCGCCGCCGCCGGTTGCAATGCCCGTCACGTTTGCCGTTCCGCTGCTAACCCGCAATGCCTCGGACTCGCCAGCAGACCCGGCAACGCAATTCCCTGTGATCGTAATTGGGCCGCTGCCACCAAACACTCCTCTTGCAAATGTGGCAGAACCGCCAGTTACATTTCCCGTAATAACAACCGCTCCCGACGAGGTGGCGTTGATCCCGTGTGAAGTCGAACTTGCACCGCCCGTCACGTTGCCCGTGACAGTCAGCGTTCCCGTGCCGCTGTGGGTCAGTCCGTGCGAAGACGACCCGCCAGAAGGCCCGCCCGTGATGTTGCCAACAATCGTCGCACTCGCCGTGCTGGCAAGTGTCGCACACGCCGTACTCGCGGCCGTGCCGCTGATGATGCTTGCCGTCAGCGTGACGCCGTTACTCAACGAGAACGATCCACCGTTTGTCGCGCCCCCCGTGGTGTCGTTACGCACCTCGCCTGTCGCGCCCAGGTCGGTGGTCACGTTGACGGTGACGGTGAACGAATTGGCGACCAGCACATCGCCGCTCGCAAATGTCACCGCACCCGCCGCGCCGCTAGGCGTCGTCGCCCAAACGTCGTTCGCGTCGATATTGCCCGCCTTGCGGGCGTAGTAGGTAGCCATCTCTCACAGCCCCCTGGCGACGAGGTAGCCCACCACTGCCTGCTGCACGGCTGCAAACGCCGCCTGCTCCACGGGGTCGCTGATCTCTGTCTCGCTGCCCCGCAGCACCGTCACCGCTGCCGAGTCCAGCGTCGATACCGTGCCGTCGTCCGCGACGCGGGACGGCACGCATCGCAGCGCGAACGAGATCGGCTGCGAGCCATCGGCCCGCAGCGTCTGCGAGATGGCGAGCGAAATCTGCCACACCGGGTAGGTCTGGCCGTTGATGGTCACGGGCGTGGTGGCGTTCATCTGATCCTCAACTGTAGGAAGTGGTAAGTCGGTCGTCCCATTTGACGTTGGTGGCGGTCGCCGTCGTCACCGTACCAGCGGCGGCAACTGTGGTTCGGCGGATCGTCCACACGCTCGCGCTCGTCGCGCTGCCAGGCAGGGCGCGACCGAGATACGAGACGTTCGACACCGTGTCGCTGCGGACGGCACCGCCGCCAGCCGCGCCGGTCGGCCCCGTGCTACCGGCGGCCCCAGCAGATCCCGCCGCACCCGTTGGCCCGGTACTGCCTACGCCAGCCGCGCCGGCAGGACCAGTGACGCCGACGCCTGCGGACCCCGTGGGCCCGGTGCTACCGACGCCAGCCGCACCAGTGGGGCCAGTCACGCCAGCTGCTGAAAAAAATCCCGCAAGCGTCGTCAGTGTGACGCGCTTCGTCGCCCCGTCCGAGACGATCGGCACCACGTCCGGTCCCGTGACGGCGGTGTCGAGCGGCAGCTGCGTGATACGTCGGAGGGCCATGGTGATGCGTTAGGTGTAGGCCACCGTCGGTGGCGTGAAGTTGCCGGTGAAGATCGCCTTGCCCTTGACGATGCGAAACTCATCGATGTAGCCGGCGAAATGTGCGGCACCCGCCCCGTTTTCAACAAGTTTGCCAACGGCCGTAATGTCTGCCGACGGAATGTTTAGGTCAGCGTTTGTGACAGAAGGTGTATCCTCGACCCCATCAACAAACAGACGCAGACTGCCATTGCTGCGAGTCACTGCGACGTGAACCCACTGATCAGTCGGAACCTCCGCGCCAACGCACTGGAGCGTCCACTGGTTTTGCCCGGCATTTTCAGCGAGAAACGATAGAGTTTCGTCGCCAGCAACATAAAACAGCCATTTTGCAAACGGCGTCGGGGTCGGCGCTAGGTCGTAGGCAGAGGCAATCGGCCGCGTACCAGAAGACTCAGAATCCACAAACACCCACGCCTCAATTGTGAAGTCGCCACTGCCGAGTTCGATTGGTGCAGTCGTGGACACATAATCGCCGTCGCCATCAAGGGCGAGGCTCGCGCCGCCAAACTTGCTTTCGGCCGTGCTGATCACGGCATTGCCCGATGCCGTCAGCGACAAGCTGTCTGGCGAAGAGTCAGTGATCGACGTGGAATTATTGCTGCCGTCGAAATGCAGCAACAGCGCATGGCTGGTTACAAATCGGGAAAACATTCCAGCCTTGCACCTCATGACAAGTCTCCGACGACGAGCCATGTGTCGCCCTGGTACAAAATTGCAGTGCCGGCTGAATACTTGGCCCGCAGTGACGCACCAGGAGTCGCATTGACCGTTACGCCTGTCGCTCCGGTGACCGAGACGGCCGCGTCGCCCAGCCTGGCAATGTCAACATGCGTGCCAGTCGGGAACGCCACGGAGGCTGCGGCCGGTATCACAACTTGCAGCGTGCCAGTGGTGTCGTTGAGCGTGACGAGCTTGCCGGCGTCCGACAGAGCCAGCGTGTAGCCGGTCGTCTGGGCGTTGATTGCCTGGGCGTCAGCAAACCCTCCAACGCTGCCCGTAGGACCGGTCACGGTAGAGGCAGGGCCCGTGGGGCCGCCCGATGGGCCTGTTGGCCCTGTGACGGTTGACTCTGCGCCAGTCGGGCCCGTCAAAGAGGCACCCGTTGGACCCGTCACTGTAGACGCAGCGCCCGTCGGTCCAGTTACGGATGACCCTGTTGGCCCAGTCGATGCAGCCCCGGTGGGTCCAGTAACGGTCGAGGCCGGGCCCGTAGGGCCAGTGACCGAGGCACCAGTTGGCCCGGTCACCGTCGATGCTGAGCCAGTGCTTCCCGTAGGTCCGGTTGGCCCGGTTACGGAAGGGCCAGTTGGGCCGGTGACGGAGGTGCCCGTTGGACCCGTCACTGTGGACGCAGACCCGGTTGGCCCGGTCACGGTGGACGCAGCCCCGGTGGGCCCAGTCACGGTGGATGCGGGGCCGGTGCTGCCCGTGGGCCCATTGCTCAAATCCACCGGCCCGCTCGGCCAGCCGGAAAGTTCCTTCGGCCCATAGAGGTATCGGCCCGTCTTGTCGATGAACACGTCACCGACATTGCCCAGCGAGCCCGTGGGGGCTCCGCTGCCGGCCAGCACTGGCGAACCGCCCGTCGGTAGCGAGAAGAATGGCATGGCTAGGCGATGAGCAGGTCGCCGTCCTCAGTGGTGATGTACGTGGTCCCGCTCTCGCTCTGGACCGTGTGGACCCGCACCGTCATGCGGAACGCATCGCCGTACCGCCACAGCGGCAGGCCACGAGGCGTGCTGACCTCATACGTGATAGCGATGCCGTCAATCGTCTCGACGACCTTGTCGCCACGCTGTGGATCGCCAAACGGCAGATCTGCCGTGGCAATGATGAAATCCCGTGACTCCCACTGGTCGATCAAGCCGTTTTGGTCCGCAGCCTGAAACGAACTGGCCCCGATCGTGGCAGACACCTCGATGGCCGAGTTGCCACGCACGAACACGACGGTCCTGGAGGCGACAGCCTTGAGCTGCCCCGCCAGCCACGACGCACCGTCTGCCAGGATGTCGGGCACGGGTTACCTCCACGGCCCCGCCCACAACGCCCCCGCGACGCGCAGGAAGCGATGGCGCGTCAGCGGGGGGTTGCGGAGGGAGCGAGCCTGGACAGCGATCAGCGGTCGAGCAGCACGAGCACGGAGGTGTCGGCAGCCGCCCGAGCCTTGGCGAGATAGCCGGCCGCGGTGCCGGTCGAGGCATGCGCCACGCCCGAGGTCGCGTACCAGCTGATCGCCGAGCCCTGGGCACCGGTCGCACCGGTCGCACACGGCATCTCGACGATGCCCTCGATCGACACGACGCCGGTCTTGCCGGCGGCGATCGGCCGAGGAGCAACGCCCACGATCGAGCCCATGACCACCACGTCGCCAGCAGCCACGGCCGAGGCCGGCGTGTGGTCGAGGTAGTCACCTTGAGAAACGGTCGAAGCCATGTCAGAAACCTTTCGATCAGGAGTTGGTTGGGAGGAATCCGGCGGGCGGGCACGACTCCCGCCCGCCGGTCACGATGTCATCAGGCTCACGCCGCCGAGTCGCACTTCACGCCGGCGAGGTACTCCGCCTTCGCACAGCCGAAGTCGAAATAGCCACGCATCTGCACGCCGAGCGTGTTGAAGTCGGCCTCGGCCGTCTCCACCACCGGGCTCTGCTGCCCGTTGAGGAACGCCACCTCCATGACCGGCAGGTCCGCCGGGGAGGCAAGCAGGTAGTAGTCGGTCGTGTTGGTGAGGTACACCGAGGACACGACGTCGTACCGACCGGCCATCACGTTCCGCTCCGGCACGCCGCCGGCAGCCGCCGTGGCGCTGTGGAGCAGCGTGCTGCCCATGATCTCGGCGGCCGTCAGCTCGAGGTCCGGCGGCACGAGCAGGATCCGGGGCTCGACCGCGACGGGGTTGCCGTCGGGATCCTTGAGCTTCCGGTAGCTCGTGGCCAGGGCCTTGAGGTTGGCCACGCTCAGGGCGTGCGAACCAGCCCGCAGGTTGTTCCGGCCGCTCGTGAAGAACGAACCGTCGTCCACGAACTCGGCCCAGAACACGTCGTTGAGCTTCAGGGCACCGCCGCGGCCGATCCGCTGCGGAACCGCCGTGAGCGCCCCGAGGTCGTCGTTGATCAGGTCCGTACGGGTGACCGAGGTCATGATCCCGTAGGTGGAAGCACTGATCTCACGCTTCTCGTCGTTCGCGGCGGCGTTCTTGAGCTCGCCACCGTTGGACACGGCGTCGAACTTGAACGACCCGTTGAGCCGGTAGCTCGTGACGGTCTTGAAGTCGTTCACGCTCCGCACGGCCGAGATCCGCCGCCAGGCCGACTCGACCGAGTCGAAGCCCGCCAGGAGGAACTTGTTGACCGTGCTCGACAGGATGTCGGCGATCGAGTGAGTCGCCCACGCCGCGGCCAGGATCGGCCGGAGGGTGGAAGACGTCACACGCCGGGGCCCGTCGTAGCCGTTCGCAGCCGCCGCCTGAAGCAGCACCTCGCTGATCGAGATCTCGCGGCGGGCCTTGTGGGCCGCCTCGAGCACCTCGGGCCGGTACTTCTTCTCGACGCCGGGCAGGCCACCCTGCAGAGCGAACGACGCCTCGATCACCTCGGACGACGGTGCCGAGTCCTTGACGACGTGGACCGCCGGGGCGGCGGGACGCTCGTCACGGGCGGCGATCAGCTTTTCCATGTTCTCGACTTTCTTCGTGAAGGCGTCGATCTTCGCCGACAGCTCGTCGCTGGCGGTGATCTCCACCGTGCTCTTGATCTCCACGGCGTCCTTCGCCGTGGCTTCCACGACCGGGGCCTGAGCCTCGTCCGCGGGCGTCTTGTTGGCGTCAGCCGCCATGGTGGGTAGCTCCTCCGCTGCTTCCGCAGCGATGGCGACGCTTGTCTCTGCATCAGCGCCGAGGGTCACGAAAGAAACCTCCCGCAGAGCGGAGGCTTTGACGATGCGGACCGGACCCATATGGGTCTGCCCGTTGACGGTGGTGACGGCGTCGGCGTCAACCTTCTGGTGGCGACGCACGTCGGCCCCGACGCTCGCCTGCCAGGCATAGCCGCGTTCGGCCAGCTGCAGCACCTGGCGGGCGACGTCAGAGTCGGCCAGGATCTCGCCCTCGACGATCAGCTTCCCAGCTTCCACGCGGACCGAATCGGTCTGCCCCAGGATGCTGCCGAGGGTGTAGTCATGGCCGAGCACGATGGGCAGACGCTGCTTGAACTGCATGCCGGCCAGGTCGATGACGACCGGCTCCCGGGACCAGCCCTGGCGAATCTGGGATCCCGTGTACGCCTCGATCGTGAACCGGCGTGGCGACGCTGCAGCCTCGCCTTCGGCGGCCTGGAGAAACGTCACGGACGTGTCGAGCTTGATCGTGTTCACAGGAACTCCACCAGTTCGTGGTCGTCGTCGTCCCAGTCGAAGTCGCTCATGCGTCCACCTCGTCGAGAGGCTGCATGGGCTGCGACCCGGGCTGCTGGATCTCCAGCCCCAGTTCCCGCATCAGCCCGCGCTCGGCGGCGATCTGCCGAAGCTCGACGTCCCACTGCTTGCCGGCCTTGGCGTACTCAGCAGCCAGCGTGGTCGTCAGCGTGCGGAGCCGCGTCTCGGTGGCGTTGGCTTCCTTGGCCGGATCGACGTGGTCCTTGCCGTCCCAGACCCAAGCCCAGTTCCACTCGCTGAACGGCGGCAGGGCCTCGGGCAGCACGCCGGCAAGCGACGCTTCGTTCACCCAGGCCGACAGCACCCGGTCGAGCATCACCCGCTCGAGCTGGTCCCGCTCCACCCGCTGCGTCATCGCATAGACCTGGTGGTCCATGCGGCCCGAAGCGTAGTTGTAAGACGACGAATCCAGGGCGGCGACGTTGTATGGCAGTTGCAGGCAGCGTGAGATCTCGTTGACGATCTCCCGCTTGAACATCGCGTAGGTGCTGGTCGGCTGCTCGGCCTTGAGCTGCGACACGTTCCAGCCCTCGGGCAGCGTCACGAGCGACCGCTTCTCGATCTCCATCTCGGCGAACGCCTCGACCTCGTCCACCTCGGCCGCCGGGCTGTTGCTGTGGATGAACGCTGCGAAGTCCGCCGCCGTCTCGGCTGCCGCAATCACGGCCTCCGTGTACCGCCGCAGTTGGCCGAACAGCCGCAGAGCCGGGGCCACCTCGCTCACGCCGCGGTGCTGCCCGGCCCGGGAGGCCGAGAACCAATGCACGACGGCCGCCGCCGGCACACGCTGGAACTCGAGGTTGTTGATCTTGAAGTTGGAGCCCGGGTGGTAGTTCAGCACCTGGTACGCCACGACGTTGCCAATGGCGTCGAATTCCAG